TTCGGCAAGGAAGGCAGTGTCGAATGGCCGAATGATCGCTTCACCAAGCGCCGGATTGCCGATGGCGACGTGACGGCGGAAGACCACGAAGAGCATCGTGGGCGGCAACGCCATCGCACCAAACACGACCAGCACGAAGACAACAACAACGCCGCCTAACCGGGCGGCGTTTTCATTTTGAGGAGAAGCGACGATGCCGATCAGTTTTGCCAACATTCCTGCCAACATCAAGGTGCCGCTGTATTGGGTCGAAGTCGATCCCTCAATGGCGGGTCTGCCGACAATCAATCTGCGCGCGCTGCTGGTCGGCGTCATGACCGCCGATGGCAACGCCACGGAGGACATTCCGATTCCAATCGGGAGCCAGGCGCAAGCCAATCTCGGATTCGGCGAGGGCTCTGAACTCGCGCGAATGTTCAAGGCGTTCTTCAAAAACAACTTCGCGAACGAGGTATGGGGATTGCCACTTGCCGAGCCTGCGGCTGCAGCCGCCGCGACCGGCGATATCACCATCAACGCGCCGCCGACCGAGGCGGGCACGCTTCATCTGTACATCTCGGGTGAGAAGGTCGCCGTGCAAGTTAACACCACGGACACGTCCGCGACCATCGGGGCCGCGATTGCCGATGCCATCAACGCAGACGTGTCACTGCCAGTCACCGCGAATGCCATGGGCGGCAGCGTGACGCTGACGTCAGTGTTCAAGAGCGTCAACGCCAACGAGATCAGCGTGACGCAGAATTACTACGGCGCGCGCGGTGGCGAGCAAACGCCGGTCGGGCTCGACATTGCCTTGCCAGCCAATGGTTTCCTGACGGGCGGCACCGGCACACCGGACTTTGCCAACGCCATCACCAACATGGGGGAAGAGCCGTTTGAATATGTCGCGATGCCCTACACCGATACGAACTCGTTGTTCGATTGGGATCAGGAATTTGGTTTCACCGATACGGGGCGTTGGGGCTGGCAGCGCGAATTGTTCGGGCATGTGTTCTCGGCCAAGCGCGGCACCTACTCGGCATTGCTCACCTTCGGCGACACGCTCAACAGCGGCGTCGAGTCGATCATGTCGGTGGAAGTCGGGTCTCCGTCGCCAACCTTCGAATGGGCAGCGGCTTATGCCGCCAAGGCACAGCGCGCGTTGATCAACGATCCGGCCCGTCCGCTGCAGGCGTTGACGCTCAATGACATCAAGGCTGCTGGCATCCATCAGCGGTTTGATTTCGTCGAGTTGAACTCGCTGGCATCGAACGGTCTCGCGATCCAGAAGATCGGCGGCGACAACCAACCGATGATCGCCGGAGAGCAGACCACCTATCAGGTCAACCTCTATGGTCAGCCTGACGATGCCTATGAGATTGTAACCACACTGGCAACGCTCGCCAAGCTTCTGCGCAATCAGAAGCACGCCATCACCTCGAAATTCCCGAGGCACAAGCTGGCGAACGACGGCACCAAGTTTGGACCGGGCCAAGCGATCGTCACGCCGGGCATCATCAAGGCCGAACTGCTCAATCAGTATCGCCAGGATATGTACTCGGGTCTTGTCGAGGATATTTCCAATTTCAAGCGCAACCTTTTGGTCGAGCGGGACCCCAATGATCCGAATCGGGTGAACGTGCTGTACCCGCCCGATCTCATCAATCAGTTGCGCATCTTCGCGGTGCTCGCGCAATTCCGTCTGCAGTACGACCGCGGCATCGACACGCAGATCATCGGCGCGCCGCAGCCGCCGTTCAACGCGGCATCCGGCCTCTAAGGCCGCAATCCCTCACATCACCGGGCCTGCATCAACCGCGCCACTGGCGCGGATTTTCGTGCTGGCCGATCGAAAGGAGACTGATCTATGGCCCAAAGGATTGCAGGTATCGCGTTTCTGACGGTGGACGGCACGCAACTCGCGTTGCGCGGCAACTTCACTGTCTCACCGTCACCGGTCGAGCGCACCATGATCGCCGGCCAGGACGGCGTGCACGGCTATCAGGAATTGCCGCGCGTGCCGTACATCGAAGGCGATTTGTCGACCCTGCCCGGCTTCTATCTTGAGGATTTGCTGCAGGAAACCGAGGTGACGGTGGTCGCGCAACTCGCCAATCAGATGCAATACATCCTGACCGGCGCGACGTGCAAAGGCGGCTTTGAGAACAACACACGCGATGGTCAGGTGCGCGTGCGTTGGGAGGGCGTGACCTGCGAGGAGGTTAGCCTATGAACCAACAGCCGAAGCGCGAGGGCTTCGTTGAGATCGACGACGACAAGGTGATTGACGCCGAGCCTGTGGAGCAACCGCAGAAGCGACCGCGCACGGCACCGCCGCCTGAGATCGAGCCTTCGCCTGCAGAAGTGCCGGAGCAAGAGGCGTTCGAATGGCCGATGATCGTCAAGCTAGTGAACAAGCCGATCCGCAACAACAGGGGCGAGAGGGTTCACGAGCTTTCGTTACGAGAGCCGCGAGCCGGAGATATCAATCGCTATGGCAATCCAGTTCGCTTCAACGCCGAAGGCGAGCCGGTCTACGACGAGCGCAAAATGACGTACATGATTGCCGCGCTCGCTGACATCCTCGTGCCGTTCATCGAGGAAATGAATCCGAGAGATTGGAATACGGTAGCTCTCAGGCTCCGAAATTTTTTTCTTCCCGATCCTCGGGGCTTGTAGGCAGCGAAGACGATATCATTCTCGACTGCTACCAGCTTGCACGATTCTATCACATCAGTCCCGAGGTGTTTCTCAACATGCCGTTGAGTGAAGTGTTTCTGCACTTGACGCGTTCGTTTGAGATGGACAAGCGACGACTACGGCAGACGAGCGATGATGAATAATGCCTGAGCAACAGGAAGAGCTAAAACTTGTCGTCTCGCTGGTCGACAACGCGTCGGCTGGCCTCGACAAAATATCGGAGAAGATGAAGGACTTCGGCGGTCCAGAGATGAAGAATGCCCTTGAGCAACACAAGCGCCAAGGCACCGAACTGCAAAAGATGGTCAAGGACCTGCAGGGCGGCTTCGAAGACGCCTTCAAGTCGATCGGCGCGTTTCGTGTTGGATTGCTCGGGGCCGTTGGCACGCTCGGCGTTCTCGGCGCGGAGATCATTCGGCAGAACAACGAACTCCGAAAGTGGGGCGAGGAATTGCGCGGCATCGCGCAAGCGGCGCGGGGCATGGGTGTCAGCGCCGCCGAAATGAAAAACCTGATCGATCAATTCGGGCAAGTCGGCGTCAGTGCGGAAAGCCTGACGGCGAATGTCGGTCGCATGTCGAGCGCCATCGCGAATCTGTTGCGCGAAGGCAGCACGGTGCGGCAGCAATTGATGGAAGCGGCGGGCAACGATCCGACTCGCATCCGCAACATGCAGACCTTTATCGATCAGCTAACGCACGCGCACAGCATCCAAGAGCAGTACAACATCCTCGCCAAGGCGTGGAACAACATTGTCGACGAGGGCATCAGGGCGGGTAAAACCGCACAGCAAGCCACCGATGATGCCAACAAGGCCTTGGGTGTGTTTTGGGACAAGACCATTGCCGCGCGCAAGCAAGTCGAGGAGATGGACGAAAACGAGCGGCGGCGGCAGCAAGAGCGCATCGACAAGGGCAAAGAACTCGCCGATGTGTGGGGCAAGATTGATTCCGAGATCAGCGAGATCATCGAGACGCTGAAAACGCCGATGTTCGATCTTGCCATCCGTGGTGGGAACATCCTGCTGGGCATCGTGACGTCGGTTCGCGAAATGCTGCACAAAATCCAAGACGAGAAATTGCTATCGCCACCCGAGGCCAGCAAGTCAATACAGGAGAAGTTCGCGCCGTTCCGCAATGCTCCATTCTTCCCCGGCGGGGCCTCGCCGGAAGAGCAGAAGAAATCGACCGACGATAACACCAAGGCCACCAAGGATTTGACCGACGCGCTTCGACAGGAAGGCTACCAGCCGATGAGCTACGGCGGCGGCGGTGGTTTCAATCGTCGCTTCCTGCAGAACGCCGCATTCACAACGGGTGGCGCACAAGGTTATGGGCCATTCGGCGGCGGTGCGGCTTTCGGGACCGGTGGCGGTGGTGGCGGCTACGGCGGTGCCCCTTATGGCAACGATGCCGGCGCGGGTACTGGCGCGGGCGCGGGTGGCACGCCACCGAGCGGTGGTGGCGGCGGTGGAGCTGGCGGCGGAGCGGCTACTGGCGAAGTCGAACGGGATGCCTACGAGAAGATGTTCGCGGGCACGCCGTTGGCCGGTCAATACGACACCGTGCTTGCGCACGCGAAAAAGAACAACATTCCGCCCGCAGTGCTCGCGGGAATCATGGCGCACGAGACGGGCCGAGGCACATCGGCGATGTTGCGGAATAAAAACAATCCAGCCGGCATCATGAGTGGCAACGTCGGCAGAAGCTACAAGAGCGTTGAGGAAGGTATCGGCGCGGCGGCAGAAGTTGTTGCCAGGAACTATCGACGCGGCGGCGGCACCATCGCGGGAATGCAGAAATACTATGCCCCGATCGGCGCAGGCAACGATCCGGGTGGATTGAATCGTGGTTGGACGGCGGGCGTCGAAAAATTCGCTGGACAACTCGGCACTGCGACCGGTGGGGCTGACATTTCGGCAGAAGCAAAGTTGGCACCGGGAGGCAAAGCGCCAGAAGCGTTCATCATGCACCACACCGGAGGTCGTGCAGGTCCGCAGGCCACGGTCGAAGATTGGCGGGCTCACAGGCCCGGCATCGGCACGCAATACATCATGGATCGAGAGGGCAACATCCATGATGTGAGCAAGGAGTATGGTTATCGCGGCACCGGCAACATCATCGGCGGCAGCGGTGCAGGCGCTGGCTTATCGAACCGCAACATCGTCGGCATGGAGGTAGTTGCCAGGAGCGATAAGGATGTGACTCCGGCCCAAGTGGCGGCGGCCAGAGAGTTCATCAGGAAAAACTATCCGAACACTCGCATCTTTGGTCATGGAGAAGTCAATCCGGGCCACAGAGAAGCCAGCGAGGGAATGACCATCGTCGATACGATTCGCAATGAGCGGGCCGACGCCGCACGCCGAGGCCTCGCCACAACGCAAACCGGCGAAACCAAGGTCAACGGCACCGGCAAGATCACGGTCGACGTGAACGCACCAAAGGGCACCAAGGTCGGAGCCGAAGGCGGCGGCTTGTTCAAGGAAACTGAGGTCAATCGGCAATCACAGATGACGCCGGCCGAGAGGTCAGGCAACCGAGGTCAAAGCGGCGATGCGGTTGCATCTAAC